TGACTTCGCAGAATCAGAGGCTCGCGGACTTGACGCTGCTGAACTATCAAAGATCAACGCAATCGAAGTTGACATCTCAAAAGCTGACGAGACTATCACTGCTGCAACACGCAGCGAGTCACGCGCCCTAGAAGCATCCGTAGCTGCCAAAGGATTTATTCCTGCGGTATCTGAGGAACGTTCTTCGTCTGACATCTTTCGCGCACTTGCGCTAGGTGAGCAGCGTGGACACACCTTTGAAAGACGTGCAGTTCTCGTGCCTTCTGCAAACACAGTACCAAAGTCGTTCTACGACGAAGTGTTTGACGTTGCTCGCGCAGTAGGACCAATGCTTGAGGTTCCACAAATCATCCAGACAACCTCTGGCGAAGATTTGACAATCCCAACTTTGAGTTCTTATTCCGCAATGACCCTAAAGGGTGCCGGGGCAGAGCTTGACGATGTTGAGCCTACCTACTCAAGCATCACACTACAATCGTTTAAATATGGTGGCATAATCCAAGCCGCAAACGAACTAGTATCCGACTCAGGCTTCGACTTGGGCGCACACTTGGCTCAGCAAGCTGGTAACGGAATGGGTTACGCAGTCAACGAAGCACTAACAGTAGGCGATGGATCCTCAAAGCCAAGAGGTATCGTGACCGCTTCTGGTGCAGGAGTTACCGGAGCGACTGGTGTAGCTGGTGCATTTACTGCTGACGACCTAATTGACCTTCTGTACTCGGTTGATGCGGCTACGAGGCGCAAGCCAAGCTTCGCGCTGATGATGAACACCAGCTCAATCGGTGCTGCCCGCAAGCTAAAAGACACCGCTGGAAACTACCTGTACAACATCTCTCAGGTAGGACCTGGAGGTCAGGACACGTTTGCAGGCTTCAACGTACTAGAGAACCCACACATGGCAGACTCCGCTATTGACGCAAAGTCCGTTATCGCAGGTTCAATAGACAGCTACAAGGTTCGCCTTGCAGGTGGACTAGATGTTGCATCGTCAACTGAGTTTGCGTTCCAGAACGACCTAACCACTTGGAGATTCCTCCTTCGTGTTGACGGCGATCTAACCAGCAACACCGAAATCAAGCACTTCGTTGGCGGCGCAAGCTAATCTGACGAACTAGATCAAGGCCCTCATAGTTATAGGTTGCTATGGGGGCTTTGTCTTGCTTGGCGCATGGAGGTAAACTAGACACATGGCAATTACTGACGGCTACACCACTCTTGCAGAAGTAAAGGCAATCCTTCGCATCACTGACGATGTGGACGATGCGTTGCTAGAAACCTGCGTAGAGGCTGCCTCACGCCAAATAGAAACTCATTGCGAGCGCGTATTCCTGCCGACTACTGCAACAAGAGTTTTTACACCAGATGGTAGCTATGTGGTATCAATAGACGACCTCTCCGAACTTACAACTTTCAAAACATCTTCTGCTGCCGATGGAAACTTCAACATAACCTGGCAGTCAACAGATCTTCAGTTAGAACCCCTGAACGGGCTAACCGGCAGCTCCTACAGCCCCTTCACTAGAGTAAGAGCTATTGGCGACTACGTGTTCCCGACAATAGGTGAAGAAGCGACAGTTCAAATAACAGGAGTATTCGGTTACGGAACCTCTATCCCAGTAGATGTAAAACAGGCTTGCAATCTTTTAGCAATTCGTCAGTTCAAGCGCTACGACAGCCCTCTGGGAGTCGCAGGGTTCGGTGACATAGGTATCATTAGGGTTAGCCGTGTTGACCCTGACATTGAGGCGCTGCTAGGACCTTACCGCAAGATGCGGATGGCCTAATGGCAGATCTGACCACTATAAGAGTGCGCTTAGCCAATAACCTAGCGACGATCCCTGGGCTTCGGTCAGCGGCTGAGATTCCTGACAACCCTACCCCGCCAATCGGTGTTATCAACCTAGAGAGTGTTGATTACGATGGCGCTATGCAGGGCGGTCTAACCACATACAGTTTCGTTGTGACAGTAATCGTTGGGCGAGCAGCCGAGCGTGAAATGCAGCGGAAGTTAGATTCCTATTGCCAGCCCACAGGAAGTCAGTCTGTGAAACTTGCGATAGAATCAGATAAGACGCTTTCTGGCGAGGTGTACGATCTACGGGTCGAGCGCTCAAGTGGAATGGGTTCTATAACCATCAACGATCAGAACTATCTGGCGGCTGAATTCACAGTCACCGTCTTGGCATAAAAGGAGAAATAAAATGGCAAAATTCGTAGTAACCGCAACCACAGTAACAATGGGTGGTGAAGATATCTCAACTGCTTGCGCCCGCGCAGAGTTGGTTATTAACGCAGCGGAAGTTGAGACAACGGACTTTGGTTCTGGCGGGTTCACTGAGGTTATCGGTGGGCTTAAGTCTGGAACCCTATCGCTCGACTTTCACCAGGACTTCGGCGTAGACGCTGTATCCACGCTGTTTCTAGATACAGTAGGAACTGTAGTGGTCTTTACACTAGTAGCAGGCAACGGAACAGCAGCCGGCACGGACACGCCTCTTTACACGGTGTCAGCGTTGATTACAAGCTTCACACCCGTGTCGGGGGCAGTGGGCGATTTGGGAACATTTTCCGTATCGTTTCCAACCACCGGTGCCATCACTTACGCTACATCATAAGCAAAGGAAAGTAAAATGCGATTCAACCTATTGATCAAATTCGTAGATGAAACCGAAAAGCTAATCACGGCCAGCACTGCTGACCTAGTTGCCTTTGAGGACAAGTTCAACATTTCAGTCGGAAAGCTTGCCTCTGAGCAGCGCCTAGGACACTTGCTGTTCCTAGCGTGGCACTCAGAGCAGCGCACAAAGTCTACAAAGCTTGGCTATGATGAATGGCTAGACACTGTAGAAGGCGTCGGTGAAAGCGAGTCAGACCCAAAATAAAGGGTCTTGGCGAAAGCTCTGCTCACTGGTATATCGCAGGTATAGCAGTTGAAACAGGCATCTCGCCAAGAGAGCTTATGCAGCTAGACGATCGGATGCTGTGGACAATGTACCGCTGGATGGTTGCAAAGAACACTCCTAAGAAATAAGGAAGCCCCCTCTCCGGAGGGGGTCTTTCTGTTTACGATAGAATTGACCTATAGATAGGTGGTTTACTCTTGGTAGCTCCGTTGACAGGTGTACTTGGCAAGCTTTTTGCCAGTGGTGCGCGTACGGGCTTTGCAAGCACTGCGAACAACGGCGACTTCAATGCAGCCGGATTGCTTGACTCAAATGGCAACAAGGCAGTACTAGAGCTAAACGATCTAAAGGCACTAGAGCGCCAACTGCTGACTCTTGGACCAGAGATGCTTAGAGAGTTCAAGAAGCGAGCAAAGAAGCTTGGTAACCCTGCTGCACAAGCTGTTAGGTATGGCTTCAAGTCTGCGGGAACATTCGGTCCGCTTGGGGGACCAAAAAACAAAGAGGGTCGCACAGGTCGCACCTACGACAGAATGTACACACAAAACGGCAGACTATCTTGGATGAAATCAAAAGGTATGAGAACTGCGGTTGACGTCAACTACAAGAACAGAAAACAAGGCAAGGCTCTTGCGGATCTACGGGCAGCTAGAGACGGCACTGTATCTATTGTGCGCGTAAGAGTAAGAGCGCCAGCATTTGTGATTGCAGACATGGCGGGCAAGAGCGGTAAGTCCTCAAAGCCTAATGGGATGTTGTCAAGAGAATACACAATCAACAGATACGGCAAAGGCATAAAAAGCAACCAAACCCACCGAATAAGTGCCAGTAACGTAAGGAACTGGATAGAGTCTCTTGACAAAGGTAAAAACAGCTCTGGCGAGCCTTCTCGCTACGCCTACCCAGCACTAGAAAAGCACAGCCCTAAGTTCAAAGCAAATACTACAAAACTTCTGCGATCAACTATAAATACTTTAAATAGGAGGCTTGAGAGCTAATGGCACTTGCACCCATCATTATGCCGATTGTTTCAATCTTCAAGTCGGCAGGAGTCAAATCAGCACAAGGCGCAGTTCAAGGACTTAGCAAGAACTTTGGTTCTCTAGCTGGGCAGCTAGGTAAGGCAGCGGGAGCATTTGCAGCCTTCCAGGGAGTAGCAAGCGCACGGCAGTTCACAATAGATTCGGTCAACGCCACTCAGCAGTTTGAGCGTAACCTGCTTGCATTGCAGCAGACATTTGAAACTGCCACGCCTGGGATAATGCGTTTTACCAAAGAGGTAGAGAACTACGGAATTTCTCAGCAGCAGTCAGCCAAGGCTTCGGTGTTTCTTGGTTCGGTACTAAAGCAGTACGGATTCAGTGTAAGCGAGTCAGCAGATGAAACTACCAGACTCGTAACACTTTCTCAAGATCTTGCAACTACTTATGGATATGAACTTTCAGATGCGCTACTAGCTATCACCGCACTGTTCCGAGGTGAGTACGACCCTATCGAGAAGTTCGGTGTGGCGATGAAGCAGAATGAGATTAACGCTTATCTCACTGCTCAGGGTCTAGGCAACCTAACTGGGGCTGAGCGTGCAAACGCTGAAGCAACAGCGCGACTAACACTCCTGTTTGAAAGAGCTGGGGATTCAGTCGGTGCCTTTGAGCGTGCCTCAGACACCCTGTACGCCTCACAGCAGAAGCTAAACGCAATCATGGGCAATCTACAGGTTGCGTTCGGTTCAGCCTTCCAGGAGCCTCTGGCGAAAGCCAATGAAGCGCTGGCTAAGGTTGCTCAAGAAGGGACCAAGGGACTTGTAGATATTTCCGAAGAATTAGGAAAAGCTATTGAAGGCATTGTTCCAGGTATAGAGAACTTTGCTGGCGTGCTGCTAGAGCTTATCGGACCTATGGAGCAGATAATAGCTCTTGGCGGAGGCGTAGCAAGTGCGCTTGTAAAAATGGTAAATCCTATCCTTGGGCTAGTACGTGGTGCTGGGCAAGATGCCAACGTAGTACTTGACGCCATCGCAGTTTCTGCCCGCAAGTTAGACATAGCGCTCGCAAAGGGTGAAGGGACAGGGAAGTCATTAGCCCGGAAGCTAGATGAAATTACCTTTATAAGGCTAGATAAGGTTGCTTACTGGCTTGGGGGTATTGATAGGTTCCTTGACCGTCTAAGCTCAAAGAACGCCCTAGATACTGCTCTTTTTCCAGATGGAATATTATCAACCGAGGCTCGCAAAGATTCGGCGCTAACAGAGCGCATTGTGGCACAGATGGAAGCTCTTGGTTCTAACGCTGAAAGGGCTGCACGCGCAGTTTCCTACTTTAGTGAAGAACTAAGAATTACTGGCGTTTATAGCGAGGACGCAGAAGGCGCACTAACTGGAGTTGCAAAGGTATTTGACGACATAGACACTGCGGCACGCCAAAGCACCGCAAGCGAAGCGCTTCTAGAGATAGGGTTCTCTGCGGCGCAGATTGAAAAGATTATTACTGATCCCGACTGGGAAAAGATCTTTGGCGACATTGCTAGATTGGCAAGCATAGCCGCAATAGAAGTATCTAAGGTAACAGGATTCGGTCAGGTTCTTGCGGCACAGTCGCGAGCAGCAGCGCTAGAGGCCATTGATATACTTCTAAAAAACGCAGTCGGCACTGCATCTAAGGGCGGCTCTAGTCCAGCCAAAAAGCAGGCAAAAGACTACGTAAAAGACTTCTTTGATGAGATGCAAGATCAGATCATGCAGCAGAGTGCAAGACTGCAACTTGAAGAACTAGGCGCTTCTGATGGACTAATTGGCATGATCCTTGGTCAAGAGGATTGGCTAAAAGTCTGGATAAAAATAAAGCAAGGCGTTATTGTTCTTGACGACCTGCAAGACTCGTTCAACAGAACTGTCGCTGGCGCTGCCGAACTAGCCGCAACTTCTGCTGCCTGGGATGCCTATAAAGAGGCAATTCAGTCAATAAAAGACGAACTTAAAGAAACAATCAAGGGCATCAATGAGCAAGCCGATGCGCTAAAGCTAAGCTTCTCTGACCTCTTACTAACATTTGATGTACTGCCTACTATTGCCGTAGACCTTGGGCGCTTTGAAACCGCTGCCGTATCGCACTTGGCTTCTATTGAGCAAGCACTACAAGCTGCGTTCCGTAACGGCGATCTGTTTGAGGACGGCTACCGCGAGCTACAAAAGTTCGCTCAGCAGGAGCTAAAGGTCTTGCAGGCGGTACAACGCCAACGCGACGACATGGCAAACCGTTATTCTTTGTCAGAAGCACTTATAGGCGAGTACAGAGACGCCCTTGCTGGCGCTATGAGCCTTACAGCAATCTTCAACAGCCTCAAGGATGAGACGGAAACTCGCACCATCACAGAGGTGTCTAGAGGCGTAATAAAGCTTGGCGAAGGACTACGAGAGTTCAACGTTATCGTAACAAAAGAGTACGAACAAACGATAGGTAATGTAACAAACAAAACTGCCGGCTTGCTGGACGGCTTTAAGGCAATGAGCGTAAAGTCTAAGGACTTTGCAGAAAACCTTAGAACTCTCCGTGACATGGGGCTTGATCCTCAGCTATTTGACCAGCTAGTACGCGCAGGTGTAGAGGCTGGCGGACAGACTGCCCAGGCGCTTGTAGACGGCGGCGACGCTACCATTACTGAGATCAGTGCGCTGTTTGCTGAGGTCAACACGCTAGGCGCTGAGCTAGGCGAAGAAGTTGCAGTTACTCTCTACGGCACTGGCATTGATCTTGTTGACGGTTTGCTTGAAGGCATTATGTCCGAGCAGGAAAGGCTAGAAGCCGCCGCTTACGCAATGGCAGAAGCTTTCAACACTGCTTTTCAGGCAACACTAAGCACTGAGATAGGTAAAGTCACTTCTTCACGCGTTGCTGAGGCAACACAAGCAGCCGCAGATGAGATTGCCAAAATACCCGTGCCAGATATGCCAAGAGTCAATCCTGCGCTTGAAGAACTTGACAAACTTATTGCTGGTGCCAACGCTGCTCTAGGCGGCCAACTATCTAGCGTATTTAGAGAAGGTGTTACAGGAAAGCTTGGCGCATTTGAGGCTCTAAGGAAAGACATCGAGAGCGGTTCGGTCAGTGACCTTGGTGGGTTGACAAAGAACCTGACTAGCGCGGACGTTGAATCTATTGCAAGAGGCACTGGCGGTCAAAACGTAAACAACTACTACACCATAGTTTCGCCACCTTCTACAAGCCGTGTAGACAGCTACGCACAAGGTCAGGCAACAGAGTCAGGCATCATTGCCTTCAAGTCTGCAAACAGCGTGCTAACAACAACACCTATAGGCGGATAGCATGACAGCGGCAGCCCCAAAGGTAGAAGTTGGCTTTGACCTTACTGAGAGTTCCATTGGTCCGTTTCTCAGGCTAAACGACCCAGTGGCAGGAAAGCTAAATAGTCCTGATTACCGACTTGGCGGAACTATCTTCTACGACATTACTGACAGAGTGCGCGACATCACAATCTCTCGCGGTAAGCCAAGGCGCTTTGCTGCTTTCCCGGCTGCTGTTGCTAATGTATCTTTCAATAATCACGACAGAGCATTTGACCCGCTCTACATAGACTCTCCGTTCTACGGCAACATAATACCTAGACGAGAAATCCTTATCTCAATCGGCGGCGAGCTTGCGTTCAGTGGTTGGGTAAGTGACTGGAACCTCACTTACACGCCAGACGGCAACTCACTTGCAGACGCTACATCACTTGATGCAACAACAATACTTGCCCAGCAAACACTAGGTGCCTCCACACCGTCCGTAGAAGCCACTGGTAGCCGCATAGCCGCTACTTTAGATGCGCTTGGCTGGTCTGCGTCACTTAGGTCCTTAGACGACGGCACAGTGGACTGTGGCGCTCAAGAGATATCAGACGGGACGGGTGGGCTTAGCTACTTGCAGACTGTTTCTGCAACTGAGGGCGGACTTCTATTTGTAGGAAAAGACGGTCACGTTACCTTCCGGAATCGCAAGCAGTTCCCAAGCTCAGCTACGCTAGTGGTTTTTGACCAAGGTTCTAACATTCCGTACAGCTCAATAGGAATTGTCTACGGCTCAGAGCTTTTGTTCAATCAAGTTGCTATTGCAAACGTAGACGGTGCAACCGTAGTCACAACTGACCAAGCCTCTATCGGCACTTACGGAGCGCGGGAATACTCGCAGACAGACCTGCTGGGAGCAACGGACCAGCAATCTATAGACCTTTCAGTGCATTACGCAGACATCTACTCACAGCCTGAGTACCGCGTAGAGTCACTAAACATAAAGATAAACGACCTCTCATCGGAAAAGCAAGCAGAGCTGTTTGGCTTAGAGATAGGCAGCGTTTGCAAGGTGGACTTCACGCCTAACGGCATTGGCGATGCGATTGAAAAGTTTGTTCAGGTAATCAAAATAGAACACGCAAAGACACCGCAGTTTCACGACATGACGTTATCTTTTCAAGAAGTCAAGTACCTAGGGCTTATCTTGGACGATGCAGTGTTTGGTAAGCTAGACACAGCGAACTTAGGTTAGGGAAAACATGGCAGGATTAGGCAGAAAAGTATTCGCGGCTAACGAGGTTCTTACCGCAGCCGATGTAAACGGCTATCTAATGGATCAGTCGGTTATGGTCTTTGCCGACGCAGCAGCACGAACATCCGCTATTGCAGCCCCCTCAGAGGGCATGGTTGCGTATCTAGAAGATACAAGCGTTTTGTTCTTTTACAATGGCTCTGCTTGGGTTCCTGTAGACACAACAGCCAGCGGACTTGCAAGCATCATCACAGACACCACAACCGCACGAACACTTACTACCGCTGCCGATTCCGGCAAGACAATCTTGTTTACAAACGCAGGCGCAACGACTGTCACAGTAGACGCAAGCACCGACCTAGCAGTCGGCGCAAGGGTAGACATTATCCAAGACGGCGCAGGCGTGGTCACAGTGACCGCTGACGGTGCAACAATCAAAGCCGCAGAAGTTTCAACAACAACAGGCAGTTTTACAATAGGCGCTCAGTATTCAGCCGCTACACTTCTTTGCGTAGCAACTGACGAGTACCGACTAATCGGAAACATTGAGGCGGTCTAGATGAGCTTTATTTTATTAGGAATACTTAACTCGCAGGCTTCGGGCGGCGGACTTACATATTGGCTCTCAACGCTTGGTGGTGCTAGTGGTGACCAAGGCCAATCAGTAGCAATTGACTCCGATAATAATCTTTATGTGCTTGGCTTTCAAGCCTCAACAGGTGCAGGTAGCAATGACTTCTTACTTGCCAAATACAACTCGTCTGGGACTGTTCAATGGCAAAGAATTTTGGGTGGAGCTAGTAATGACCGTGGCTACTCAGTAGCAATTGACTCATCAGATAATGTTTGTGTGTTTGGCTATACAAGTTCAACAGGTGCAGGTGCGCAAGACTTTCTATTAGCTAAATACAACAGTTCAGGGACTATTCAATGGCAGAGAATTTTGGGTGGGGCTAGTAATGATATTGGCTACTCAGTAGCAATTGACTCATCAGATAATGTCTATGTGCTTGGCTATACAACCTCAGCAGGTGCAGGTAGCAATGACTTCCTATTAGCTAAATACAACAGTTCAGGGACTATTCAATGGCAGAGAATTTTCGGTGGTGCTAGTTATGATTATGGCTACTCAGTAGCAATTGACTCATCAGATAATGTCTATGTGCTTGGCTATACAGGTTCAGCAGGTGCAGGTAGCGACTTTCTATTAGCTAAATACAACAGTTCAGGGACTATTCAATGGCAGAGAATTTTGGGTGGTGCTGGTAGTGATTATGGCCAATCAGTAGCAATTGACTCATCAGATAATGTTTATGTGTTTGGTAGTACACGCTCAACAGGTGCAGTTGCTAAACCTGTTCTATTAGCTAAATACAACAGTTCAGGGACTATTCAGTGGCAAAGAATTTTGGGTGGTGCTGGTAGTGAAGAAGGCAACTCAGTAGCAATTGACTCATCAGATAATGTCTATGTGCTTGGTCGAACAACCTCAACAGGTGCAGGACAAGACGATTTCTTGATTGCTAAATACAACAGTTCTGGGACTATTCAATGGCAGAGAGTCTTGGGTGGAGCTAGTGGTGATACTGGCTACTCAGTAGCGATTGACTCTAGTGATAATGTTTGTGTGTTTGGCCATACAGCCTCAACAGGTGCAGGTAGCAATGACTTCTTACTTGCTAAGCTTCCTAATGACGGCTCACTAACTGGCACTTATGTTCTTGACGGCGTGGATATGATTTATGCGACATCAACACTTACTGCGGCTACTAGCACACTAACCGCAGCCACATCATCACTCACAGCAGCGACATCAACACTTACTGCGGCAACCAGCACTCTTACAGATGCAAGCGCATCTCTCACCGAACACTTCGTAGGGATAGGATAAAAATGTTATACATAAACTCAGAAAACGAATACCCGAGACACATTGGAGATGTTCAGCTAACCAAGCCAAGCTTTAACGAGGGCGACGCTCTGCCTACAGGTTGGGTCAAGGTCGAAGAATCAGAGCGACCAACGGCAGGGGCTGACAAGGTAACAGTCGAAGGCAATCCCGAAGAAGTGAACGGCGTGATGACTCAGAGCTGGATAGTTCGTGATTTGACTCAGGCAGAGCTAGACCGCAGAGATGCACCTGCTAACGCCAGAGCAAAGCTGATTGAGCTAGGTCTAACCGAGGCAGAAGTATCCGCACTAGTTCAAGGGTTGGTTCGATAATGCCAGTAGTCTCAACAGGCGTAACAGTAGGCACTTCAATAACCGCAGTATCAGGGCCATTCATTTCTAGCAAGGTTGTTTACTTGCAGTCCGGAACCGAAGGCGCTGCAACTTATGTTGGTGGCGATGATGTATCGGCTGCCAATGGCATCCTGCTAAGCGAAACAAACAACGCTGTATTTCAGACAAACGCGGATGATACTCTTTATTGCATTTCTGATACAGGTGGAGCCGTTGTCAAGGTAGTGGAAGTCAAGTAACCATGTCGGACGAATCAACTTCGGTGCGTATTACTAACGCACAAGTTTATGAGAAGTTGATGGAAGTCAACGAGAATCAAATTGAAATGTTCGCAGAGCTACGGGGCTTGAAGTATCTCCCGGAAAAGGTTGCCAACATGGAGACTCGACTATCCAAAGTGGAGCTAATTGCTCGACTTGTCTACGGTGTCTA